GAGCGCGAAGTACAGGACCCCGCCCTACGCGCAAGGATCGCCCAGGGCTTCCAGGACGCATCCTTCGGGGTTGATGCTCCCGCCAACGCCTGACGGCCCGCCACGGGCAAGCCAGGCCCTATCCCCGCAAGACCTCGCCATCGTCAAGGCGGGCATGTCCCGACTGGCCGCAGGGCTCAACCCCCCGCCGCCGATGCGGCTTGAGGAGTTCTTTCGCAAGGCATTTGAGATCATCGAGCCCGGCAAGACGCTCATCGACTCCTGGCACATCCCCTACATCTGCGAACACCTCGAAGCGGTAAGCCGGGGGGAGATCAAGCGGCTCCTCATCAATGTCCCCCCGCGCTCGCTCAAAAGCTCCATCGTGTCCGTCGCATGGCCTACCTGGCAGTGGGGACCATTCCAGAGGCCAGAATCTCGCTTCATGTTCATCTCCCACGAGATCGGCCTGGGCATTGATCTTGCCGTCGCGCGCCGGGCAATCCTTGATTCCGACTGGTACCGGGAGAACTGGCCGAGGGTCGTCCTGTCCTCAGATCAAAACGAGAAGAAGCTGATCCAGAACACGCGCCGAGGCAAGCTCCTATGCACATCAACGCATGGGGCCGCTGCCGGGAAGGGCGGCGACTTCCTCGTCCCCGACGACTTCATTGATCCGGAGAAGGCCGACAGCGACACAGAGCGCAATCGCGCGCTTGAGTCGTGGAGGATAAAGTTTTCCTCGCGCCTGGACAACAAGAAGACCGGGGCGATAGTAGCTATCGAGCAGAGGACGCATCCCAATGACTTCACGGCGCAACTTGTCGAGGCGGGAGGATATACCCATCTCGTCATCCCGAGCGACAACTACACGAAGGAGCCGATGCGGTTCACCTTCCCGAAATCAAAGCGGGAGATCGTCGTCGAGCCGGGCGCGGCGGTCATGCCGGAGATCAAGCCGATGGATGTCGTGCTACAGGAGCGAAAGGAGAAAGGGACGCGCATCCATGAGACGCAGGAGCGACAGAACCCGCAGGCCGCAGGAGGCGTCATCTTCAACCCGACCAACTGGCGCTACTACGCCGACCTCGAAGCGCTTCTATGGCGCATCAACCGTGAGAGTGGGGCGCGTGAACCCTGGCCCTTCGATGAGCTTCTACAGTCTTGGGATTTATCCTTCAAGGGTACTGAGGATTCCGACTTCGTTGTTGGTCAGGTATGGGGACGTCGTGGCGCTGACAGATTCCTCCTCGATCAATTCCGCGAGCAGGTAGGAGTACTCGGCACGATCAAGGCTATCGAAACCATGTACGCCAAGTGGCCGCGCGCGACCAGGAAGCTGATCGAGGACAAGGCGAACGGACCCGCCGTAATGGAGATGCTTAAGTCGAGGGTACCCGGCCTGATAGCGGTTAATCCTCAGGGCGGGAAGATCGTGCGCGCGCGAGCGGTCGAGCCGATCCAGGAAAGCAACAACATCTATCTTCCCGCGCCCGCAATCGCGTCATGGGTAATAGAATTTGTTGAGCGTTCGCGCAAGTTCCCGAATGTTGACTACGATGACGAGATCGACGCGATGACTCAGGCCAACATATATTTTACGAGCAACAACGGGCCGATGTTGAGCATCGGATAATCGAAGGGCTTGACAATCGTACAGGCGTACTATACAATCAACGCATGAAGAACCCAAGCGGGCCGATGCGCCCGTTTAATCATATGCGCGTCTAGTGCCGCCCCGCATTGTTCGTGCCGCAACTATCACCCCCGCGAATGTCGCGAGGGTTTTTCTTTTACTGGTGGCGCGATGATGGACTACCGGGCGGCGGCGGGCTCATGGATTCAGAAATACTTTAAGATGGGCCGTCTCACCGTCGGCACCGGCGCGGACTCCTTCCGCGAGATGCTCTTCGGCAAAGAGTTCAACGAGCAGGATTACTGGAAAGCGTACCAGTCGAATGTCTGGGCCTATCGCGGCATCAACGCCATCGCCTCAGCCGCAGGCCAGCTCCCGATCCGCGTAGTCCAAGAGACAGCGGCGGGCAACCTCGAGCCCGTCAAGAATCACCCCTTCGTCGAACTGGTCAACAATCCAAACCCGTTCATGACCCGACAGGACCTTGTAGAACTCCTGTTCATCTTCGCCGAGTCAACCGGCGATGCTTATTGGCTCCTCGATGACGGCGGCTCTACGGGCCGCGCTCACGGAGCCCCACTCAAGCTGTCACAGGTCAAAGAGATTTGGCCTCTACCGACGCATCAGATGAGCGTCAAGCCCGATCAAAAGGAGTTCATCGCCGGGTACTCGTTTAAGCCGAACAAGTCCGGGACCGCCGTCGACCTCTCCGTGGCCGAGGTCATGCACATCCGCTACCCCTCCCCCGCTACCCTGCTGTACGGCCAGGGTGCCATCATGCCCGTCAACGGTGATTTGTCAGCCGACGCCTACGCGCAGAGCTTCGAGAAGTTCATCATGAAGAACCTCGCGACCAACCTGATTTTCCTCAAGACGGATTCGTCCTTCACTCCCGATCAGCGCGAGGAGTACCGCCGATCCCTCGCCAATGTCTTCAAGGGTGTGCGGATCGCGTTCATGGAGAACGGCCTGGACTTCGCCACGCCGCAGATCGCGGCCAAGGACCTCCCCTTCCTGGAACTCGACGCCCGCAGACAGAAGCGCATCCTTGGAGCCCTCGGCGTCCCGCCCCTCATGGCCGGGTCAGAGGACGCGAAGTACGACAACGCCGAGCAGCAGAAGGCGGTCTTCTGGGAAAATACCATGCTCCCCAAGATCGCCCGCGTCGGGGCCATGCTCACCAAGAAGCTCCACGCGATGGGCGAGAACAAAAAGCTATCGGTCATCATGGACACGAGCGCGGTCAAGGCCCTACAGGCCGACTACTCCAAGCAAGCCGTCACCGCGCAGGCTTGGTTCGGGATGGGCGTCCCCCTCAACAATCTCGTCAAGGTGTTCGGGCCTCAGGGCATCGAGGAGGTCGAGGGCGGCGATGTCGGACTCGTCAGCGCGGGCCTCATCCCCCTCATGGATGCCGCCGATCCGGTTGAGATGGAACCGGAAGGAACGCCCGAGGACGCCCCGCCCTTCGGCAAGCCCAAGCCGGAAGAGAAGCCGAAGCCCGAGGACAAGCCCGAGGACAAGCCAGCGGACGGTGAGAAGAGCATCTCCGCGCAGAACAAGCGACTGGATGATGCCCACTGGAAGAAGTTTATCGCCACTTCCGAGCCGGGCTTCCGTCGCCTGCGCGTCGCCGTCAAGCAGTTCTTCAAGGCGCAGAAGGCCCGCGTCCTCGCCAACTTCGACGATCACACCAAGGGATTCGCGGTCGTCAGCAGGGCTCATGTCGATATCGTCCTGCTCGACTTGAACGAGGAAACGAAGATTCTCCAAGCCAAGACCTCGCCCATCCTCAAGGCCATATACTCCAAGCTCGGAAAGCAAGCCGTCGCGGACATCGGGGCCTCCATTGACTTCAACATCGGAAGCCCTGCCGCCGCCGAGTTCCTGTCCGATCATGTATTCAAGTTTTCCTTCGATGTGAATAAGACGACCCGCGACCGCATCACGAAGATCATGCAGGACAAGTTCACCGAGGGCCAGGCTCAGGGGCAGACCTCAAAGGAAATCTTCGAGGTCATCAAGGACGCCTTGACCGAGGAGTACGGCTTCGCGGAGAAGTGGCGGGCGCAGAGAATCGCTCGAACGGAATCGGGGATCGCGGGCAACGCCGGGACGATGGACGGTATGCGCCAGTCGGGCGCGACTCATAAGCGGTGGCTCGCATCGAGGGATGAGAAGGTGCGCGAATCGCACAAGGAAGCCGACGGCCAGGAAGTCGCCATTGATGAACCGTTCGATGTCGGCGGCGCTCTTTTGGATCATCCCGGCGACCCGAGTGGGCCAGCCGAATTGATCATAAATTGCAGATGCGCAATCCGCGTACCGCGCATCAAGCTGGAACCAGGAGAATCATGAAACTACTCATCGCCGCCCTCTTACTCTCGCCCATGCTCGCGCGCGCGCAGACCCCCGGCACCGTAAATGTCGAGCAGGATGTCTTCAAGTCGAGCGTGACCATCTTCTCCGTCAGCGTGTCCCAGGCGTTCATCATGGTGGACACCGGCCCCAACGGGACGCCCGGCAAGATGACCGATTCATGGTTCGTTGAGGTGCAGAACCTTTCCGACTCCCAGGTGTGCTGCTCCTTTGACACCGGGTCCGTCACGACGGCGGGCTCGCTTAAATCATGCGTTCGCATCGACACCGCGCCGACCGCCTCGGCCTCCGGCTTCAACGCGACGAAGCGGTGGAAGCGGTGGGCGCAGAACCTCAATCTGTTCTGCCGATCACTCAAGACCTCCGGCTCGTCCGAGATCATCGTCACACAGGGGAAATAATGAACAAGATCAAGGCCGGTCCAGACGCCCCCTTACGCCGAACCTTCATCGGGTCAGCCGTTAAAGGCATCGACACCCAGGCCAAGACGATCCGGGCCTATGTCAGCACGAACGCCTGGGACCGCTACGGCGAGAGATTCGCCCCCGACGCCTTCAAAGCGGGCATGGCGAACTACGAGAAGAACCCCGTCGTGCTGTTCGCGCACGATGGAAGCTCGGCCCCCATCGCCAAGATGGTCAGCTACGAGTTCGACGAGAAGGGCCTCATAATGATCATGAAGTTCGCCAACACCCCGAAGGCCGAGGAAATCTTCGCGCTCTACGCGGGCGGCTTCATGTCGGCGTTCTCGGTCGGCTTCCGGCCTCTCGAACTGGCGTTCGAGGAGCGCATCGCGGGCTCAGGCGAACTCGGCACGGTGTTCGTGCGCGCCGAGCTGTTCGAGAACTCGGCGGTTCCGGTCCCGGCCAACCCCGAGGCCGTGGTCATCAAGGGCATCGGCGGGCTGACGAAGACCCTCGACCTGGCCGCACTCATGGGCGACGGATTCCGCGCGGAGGAGGAGCCCTCCCCGGCCTCGGTTCCGGGAGTAGAGCTTCCCTCCGCGCCTGCGCCGGAGGTGGTTCCCGCCGTGGGCGAGGAACCCTCCGCCGACCCCCTGGCGGGGCCTGTGGTTCCGTCTGAGGCCCCCAAGAGCTTGAAGGAGGCCGTCGGCTACCTCCTCATCCTGGGCCAAGCCGTGCGGTCCAGCGGCAAGATCGAGGACGCCGCCGTGCGCTCACTCTTGGTCCAAGCTGTCAACCTGTGCCGGGAACTTGTCCTGGGGCCTGACTCCCGGTCCCTGGACGGTGTGGACGGCGACATCAGCGAGGAGGACTCGGCCCTCCTGACCGAACTTGAAGACCTCACCGAGAAGCTCATGGCCTCGGGCAAGGCGACGCAGAAGGACAAGGACGAACTTGATGCTTTGGCGAAGTTCATCGCAGAGAAGGTCATCGGAAAGATTTAGGTCGAAAGACCACACCTAGCGCGGGCGATGTCCCGGCAGGAAACGGAGATACAATGAGAACGCCCCGCGAAGACGCAATCGCCCGACTGAAAGCCGTCGGCGACAAGATGCAGGCCGGAAACCTCGCGCCCGATGCCGTCAATGCTCTGTTCAAAGAGTTCACCGAGGGCGTGATGTCCGCGCTCGCCAAGCCCGAAGCCACGGGCCGCAAGATGAGCTTCGGCGGCGACATTCAGAATCAGAAGGCTGGTTCGTTCGGCAGCTTGCCCCCCGCCGTCCAGAAGGGGCTCGACGAGTCCATGATCCTCGGGACCCTCCTGCGCCGACCCGCCAGCTCGACCAAGCACTTCAAGGACCTGTTCGCCAATTCTCCTGAGCTTCAGGAGTACAAGAAGGCGATGGACTCCACGACCGCCGGTGAAGGCGACGAGTGGGTTCCGACTGGCCTCTCCCCCGAGCTGGTCGCGGAAGTCACGCAGATGGGCATGATCGAGGGTATGCACCCGCACATCCCGATGCCGACGCAGCCCTACGAGATTCCGATCCAGACGGGTCGCTTGGAGTCCTTCAAGGCTTCCGAGAACACCGGCTCGACCGGACAGACCGCCATCACTAAGTCGAGCGTGGTCGGCCTCACGAACAAGCTCACCCTCACGGCCATCGACCTCGGCGTCGAGGTCCTCGTCTCGAAGCACTTGCAGGAGGATTCCATCGTCGGCATCCTGCCCTTCCTGCGGAATGAGATCGTCGCGGCTCTCAAGCGCGGCGTCGAGGAAGGCTGCATCAACGGCGACACCACCGGCACCCATCAGGACACTGATGTGTCCGTCGCCAACGACCGCCGCCGCATCTGGGCGGGCTTCCGCAAGCTCGCGCTCGCAAACTCGTACTCGGTGGACTTCGCCGGGGCCGGGAACTCGTTCGACTTCGAGACCTGGATGAAGGTCCGCGCCAAGCACGGCAAGTACGGGATCAACCCGTCCGACCTGTACTGGCTCGTCGGCCTTGAGCTGTTCTTCAAGTCCCTGTCCCT